GCATGAGTGCTAAAAACATTGTAGATGCTACTTGTAAATGTTTTTACAAAAGCGGCTACCATACAAGTAATCTTTGGAAAGTAAGAAGTAATTTATCAACAGAATACTGGACAGTAAAAGCCAGTTTTCCCGAAATGGAATATTAAAATGAAATGGATAGATAATTTATCACACAAATATTATGATAGCTGTTTATTAATAGGCAGCGGAGCATCATTAGATTATTTACCATATGCAGATATATGTAATAGGTTTTGGATTGACGACTTAATTATTTGTGTAGGTGATATGTGGAAAGATGATAAAATAAAATTTGATTATTGTATAAATCACCATACAGTAAAAGATTTACCAGAAGGATATTTACAATTATGGCAAGAAGAGATTTACAGACATCCTAACAAACACATATTGCCAGAGTTTGACTGCAACGATGAAAGAAGAGGTGTAACACAAATGGAAGGAGATTTTTACAAGTACAAAGGTATGCCAGTATGTGAATCTACAAAAGTCTATGTTAAGCCGATTGTAGAAAAAATACCTAATACTTTATTTGTTGGAGGTTCAATTTTGTTTGATGCTATTGGACTTGGTTTGCATTTAGGTATTAAAAAATTCTATTTAATGGGATTTGATGGAGGTCAATTTCAAGGTCATTCTTATTATAGTAAATATAGAGAATTATGGCCAGAGGATTCTTATTTTGTTACTGGGCACTCTATTCGCACGATGAACAGTTTTAAATCATTACAGGAGTTTTTAAAACCAAGAGGGATTACTTTCACACATATTTCTGCAAGGTATGGATCAAGTGATTTAACATATAGCAATTATGATGAACTTGATTATTCTATTGTTTTATAATTATTAGTCATGGGCAAGATTATAAAAAAAAGTGTTAAGATTCGTTACAGAGATGATGAAATAGACTTTCTTAAAACCTATTACCCATTTATACACAATGAAGATTTATCTTTAATAATGGGCAGAACATCTGTATCCATTGGAGTAGCAGCCAGTAAACTTGGTATTAAGAAGTGTAAAGGATTTTTATCTTTAAATATGCGTCGTGCATCTGGAATAGGTAGAATAAAATCACCGTTTAGAAATACCTGCTTTAAAAAAGGCTTTACCCCTTGGAACAAAGGCAAACAATTAAGCCCAGAGCATAGAGCAAAGTTAGTAGAATCAAGTTATGTAAAAGGTAATATTCCTTACAATTATAAGCCCATTGGCTCAATTAGAAAGATAGTTGAGTATGTAGAAATTAAAGTCGATCACGGCAGATGGATTTCTTTAAGTAGGCACACCTGGGAACAAGTACACGGACCAGTGCCCAAAGGCTACGTTGTTTTCCGCATGGATGGGAATATAGACAATAATAACCTTGACAACCTCTGCCTTATGTCACGGGGAGAACTGGCAGTGCTTAACCGATGGACAAGCCGTGTTTCGCCAGAGTTGAAAGAAGTGCAGCAATTAGTAAACCAAATTAAAAGAATAGCAAATGAGACTAACAAAAGACGAAGCTCGAATATTAGCGGAAGCAATGGGAGAGTATAAGTACAAAGTAGTAGAAAATCCTTATTATAAAGAATTAGGAGTGTTTGACAAACTATTTGATTTGCAATACAAATTAGAAATGTTTGGCGATGATAAACGCAGAAATGGTAGAACAACCCAAGATAATTTTAACGACTTAATTAAAAGATTAGCAAAATGAAAAACAAAATCAGCGACCTCCGCAACCACCTCTTTTCCGTTCTCGAAGAACTGACCGATCCCGATTCCACCTACGACATTGCCAAAGCCAAGGTTGTGGCAGATGTTGCCCAGGTAATCATTAATTCTGCGAGTGTAGAGAACCAGTATCTAAAGATAGTGGGAGGGAGTCATGGCAGTGGATTTATAGAGGATAAGAATGAGGTGAAACAAATTGGAGAAAAGAATTAGACATTTATTAGACATTTATTAGACATTTATTAGACATTTATTAGACATTTATTTATGGGAAACTTAGGTTATTTTGTTGAAGTATCAGAAACTGAAGTACGCTATACGCTTGAAAAACCAGCCGATGGAGTAAGGTATTGGGGAGATGGGTTAGATAAGAAAAAGGATGTTATACCTACTAAAGTTATACCGGATGGTGAAATTGACCCAGATGAACTACTTATTAAAGTAAGGCAATGCCATACTAAAGAAGCATTAAGAGAATTGTATGATTCAAATCCAGAATATCAAGACTATCCTTTGATGTTTGCACATCAAGGTGGTAAAATTAAATATAACGATTTTTAAAAAATAATGTATCTTTGCTTATCCTTTGGAACGGAGTAGACAACGTCCCAAAGGAGATTGAAGCAAATCTTTGTTTCACCTTTGCCCCGATAGATGTCTACCTATTGGGGCATTTTTTTTCTACCTATGGAAATACTAAACATTGAAGAATCGCACGAACTCGAAAGATGCGAAGTTGTCATTAAACAGGGATTGCAAACTTTTATTGAGGTTGGACAGGCTTTAATGACTATTAAAGAAAAACGGTTATACCGAATTAGTTTTAAAACTTTTGAGGATTATTGTACCCATAAATGGGGAATGGTTCAACAAAGCGCAACAAGATTAATAAGAGCCTACGAAACTGTAACTAATTTACAAAGTGAGCCCATGGGTTCACTTTTACCAGAATCAGAAAGACAAGTAAGACCTCTTACAAGTCTGGAACCTGAAATACAAAAAGAGGTTTGGAATGAAGTTGTAAAACAAAGCGAGGAAACAAGGCAGCCTATAACCTCTGCAAAGGTTCAATCAGTTGCAAACGAATGGATGATTACCAATCAAAAAGTAAAATTAGTTAAGGATTGGCCAAATGTAATAAATGATAGTATTGAAGTTATAATTGATGAAAAAAAATCAAAAGCACACGTTTCTAATAATTCAGGGGAAAATGAGTGGTACACACCAGAGTGTTATATTGAAAGTGCAAGGTTAGTAATGGGTAGTATTGATTTAGATCCTGCATCCTCAATAATTGCAAACGAAAGAGTAAAGGCAAATAAATTTTATACACAGGATGATGATGGATTATCTTTTGATTGGTATGGTAATGTATGGATGAACCCACCTTATTCACAACCATTAATATTCCAGTTTATTTCTAAACTTGTTGAATCAAAAGGAGTTAATCAAGCTATTGTTTTAGTAAATAATGGGACTGAAACGCAATGGGGACAATTATTATTAAGTAATTCATCTGCGGTTTGTTTCCATCAAAGTAGGATTAGGTTTATTGACAAATATGGTAATTTAGGTCAAGCCCCATTACAAGGTCAAATGATATGTTATATAGGTTCTAATGTAAACAATTTTATTAACGAATTTAAGAAATATGGAACAACCTACACAAAGAGGTAATATAAAACATAAAGCAAGAGCCCAACAAATAAATAGTTTCTCTGGATTATTAAGAAGGAGAAATATTACACCTACGGATATTGATGGATTAATAGATTACAACGGAAAAGCCTTTATAATTTTAGAAGGTAAATATGGTGATGCTGAAATACCTAAAGGGCAAAGAATGGCACTTGAACATTTAGCAAATGCTATGGTAGATGGAAATAAACAAGTTACTGTAATTGTATTTAGGCATAATATAAATGATGTGAATGAAGATGTAAAAGTTTCCGAGCAAAGCGTAACGGAAGTTTATTTTAAAAGAAAATGGTTTACAATAACTACAAAAAATGTTTTAGAAGTTGTTGATAAATTTGAAAAATATTGCGATGACAATAATTTTATACTTTAATATAATGGAAAAATGATAAACATAGATACAAGGCTTTTGCCACAGGTAACACCAGACCAATTATTCCTTCTTTGCCACATTGTTAATTTTATGAATGAGAATAAAATGTGTTTTCCTTCAAACAAAAAATTGATTGAGCAATGTAAATTTAGCGATTCAAAGATTTTAAGGATTAAAAACGAATTGGTAACAAGAAAAATCATTAGTGTAAAACAAAGGTTTAGACCCGACGGAAGCCAAACAAGTAACCTTTATAAAATTGAAACTGAATTTATAGGAGTGTTTGTCACAGGCAAAAGTATGTCAAATTTGGATACCACCCCATTCACCAATGAAGAGGGGGACACCTTCACACATGAAGGGGGGACACCTTCAACCATGAACACCCAAGAAGTATTAGCCAATAGAAGTATTAACAATATTAAAGTATTAAAGGATTGTGAAATGCCTTTCACTCCTATTAAAACAAAAATAAAAAATTCTTTTACAAGGCAATCCATCCTTGATTCCATTTCCCATGAGCAAGGTTTTAAAGAAAAAGAAAAAACTTTTGCGCCGCAAAAAGAAAAAGAAAGCCGCGAGCCTTCGGAAACCTACCTATGCTTTTCCGCATTCGCCTCCACCTATGAACGGCTGGCAGGTGTTACCTATCCTTCTGATAAGAATAATTATATCATGACAGCTAAAGATGGTTCAAACTGTAAAAAGTTAGTAACATGGCTAAAGAAGGTAAGTGCCAGTGAGCAGGCACCAGATGAAATGATCACAATGTTTACCACTGCTGCATGGCAGATAAGCGATAAGTGGCTTAAAGCTAACTTTACAATAAGCAATATCTACTCACAAGCAAATAATATTTATACTAAATTTATGTATTCCAACCCTGCCGCACAGGAGAAGCGGAGGCAGGAGGAAATTGAGAGGCTTGTAAATGAATTTGAAGCATAATTTTAAAACAAAAAAAAATGATATACATAATTAAAAGAGCAAGTGATCACTTTATTAAAAAAGAATCCCCGTGCGAAGAAGCCGTTTTAAGACCTTTTGAAAATTGGCAAGAACGTTCTTGTACTGAGGAATATTTTGACGAACATTATAGTCAAAGGTTAGGTTTATGGCGTTCAAAAGGAATAAATCACACTACAACTTTAGATGGCAATATAATAAGGCAAATAGAAGATAAATTGTTATACATTATTGATATAAATACCTTAGAAGATTTGCATAAACTAATTGATAAATATGGAACTCTAATTATTGAAAATGGAGATTCTATAAATAAAACACCAACTATTACTATATATGATGATTATATGGAATAATTATTATTTTAAAAACTTAAAATTTATGAAACAAACACCAAAAGAGAAAGCCAAGGAGCTCTTTGACCACTACTATATTTTAATCCAAGAAATTGGAGGAGAATTAGGGCAGGAAATCCTTGTCTCAATCCTTGCAGAACAATGCGCATTGTTTTTTGCAAGCCAAATGCAAGCGGAAAAGTGGTCACAAAAAAAATACAAAGCATACGAGTACTGGCATGAAGTTGAAGTAGAATTAGTAAACTATGCAAATTTTAAACTATGACTAAACAAGACCGCAATGCCTATATGCGTGAGTATATGAAGAAGTACCGCGCCACTATGAATGAATACACTTACAAGAAGATCCGCGAACGGGAGAACCAACGCCTTCGTGCTAAGTACCATGCCATGAGCAGGGAGGAAAGGCAGAAGTACATAGAGTACCAAAGAAGCTATCACAAACTAAAACAATTTACTAATGAGTAATTTAACAAAGTACCAACCGCGTAACTCCGACGAGCAGGCAATCATCACAGCCCGATCTAATCGCATTGCTAACATGGAGCAAAAGCATGCTTACAAACAAACATTGAATGTTATCAGCTCCGTGTTTCCAATGTACGGCATTGATGGCGATTTAGCTTTTTATGCAAACATAGCCAAGGAGATAGTAAAAACATTTGGGCAGATAGCAGCCAATGAGATTGAAATAGCCTTTCGCCTTTTCTCCGCAGAAACTTTAGAACTGGATGATGATGTTAAATTCTATGGCAAAGCTAATATGCACACCATTGGCAAAATACTAAATGGGTATATGACTTACCGTAGGAAAATAATAGCAAGTCATGACAATGAAGTAGCAGCACTCCGACACCAGGTGCAGATGGAGGAACGCGGAAGATTGGAGAGAGAGAAATTGTACGCAGAATTTCCAACCATGATAAAAGAGTTTACCGGTAAGACATGGGAAGATGTGCCGCTATACTGGTATGATATGTGCTTAAAATTTGACATGATAACATACGACGAAGGAGAGAAAAGAGCGTTATGGGAAGAAGCTCAGGCCATCGCACTTAAAGAGCCACCAGAGTCATTAGACCTTATGACCATCCGCAGCCATGCAAAGAAAATAGAACAGGGAAACATGAAAAGAGCAGTAGTGATTGCTCAGAAATTGGCTGTGTGGAGGAAAGTGATAAAAAAATAAAAATAATTTAAATATTATTATGTATATTAAATATATACTTTGTATATTTACGTATTGAAACAAACAAACGATATTTCACCTTAAAAAACAAAGATTATGACAACTTTAGAAATTAATTTAGAAAGAAACGAAAAAAATGTATTCTGGACGGCTAATGATAATGCTGGTTGGTATGCAATTTCAAGAGATGGAATTAATATGATAACTTTTTATGAGGGCAAATATACTTTTTCAATAAAAAAAGATGTAATAAGATTTTACACTGAAAAAGGTTTTGCGAAAAGAGTTACACAACTCCTAAATAGAGGATACTAAAAATAAATTTCACAGGGCAGTCCCCCAGCTGCCCTATTTTATCACCTTAATAAAAACAAACATGAACGACATTAGCAAACGATTTGCATCCTACCTAATGGATGACTATCACATCAAAGGCACAACAGAGGAGGATGTTGACAAAGCCATTAACAAAATCTTCCGCTATGAATTACTTGACGATGCCCAGCAAGTGTTATTTAACGAAATCATGACAGAAGCACTTGATGTGCCTTGGATAGCGGAGCAGCTCACAGATGTGTGGGATAGATATAATCAAGAGATTTTAGACTGCAAAAAAGAAGATTATTATGAAAATCGTTAAAGGTGTGGTAAAATATGGTGCAGGTGCGCCAAGGGAAGGACAATATGGGCCTTCAATAAACATCCTTGTAACTCTGGAGGATCAAAGCCAAGTCAGAGTTTACGGAAAGCCTGGCGATGTTATTGAGAGATATAAGTCTGGGCAGAACATACAGCTAATAGATGATAAAGGCAAATACAAGGTAGTTGAAGATGAGCCGCAAACAATGCCAGTACAGGCAGAGCAAAGCGAAAAGCCAGACTTGGCTGCATTAGTGTTTGAGTTGTCTGCCATTTACTCACAGGCATACATTGACATTTACAATAAGATAAGTGAGGCTGGAGTGCCGCATGAAAGTGCAACGGCAGCGACAAGCACTATCTTTATACAGGTATTTCAGAAATTGAGGTGAATGACTACATACGAGGCAGTATCTGCGCTGCCTCTTTTTTAAAAACTTAAAAACAAAACAAATGGCTTTAGATAGAAAAACACCGTTCAATGTTTCATTTTATGACCATGATGAACAAAAAATACAAACTTGGGCATTTAATGGAAGTACAAGATTAGCTTTATTGGTAAATACTATTACGCATATAAAGAATAAAATAGACACTAATAAATATAATAATGAAAAAGAGATAGAGGAAGCAATAGATTATGTAAAATATGAAGTAAAGAAATTTATTGAAACACAATATACAACAGAAGAAAATGCTTAAACTACCACGACCACACCTTTCTATCTCGCAGATTAATCTCTGGGAGTCCGATCCCTCCGCTTACATGAAGAGGTATTTCCTAAACATTCCCGATGCTCCTTCGCCTATGATGGAATTTGGAAAGCAGTTTGCCTCCGACATTGAGGACTATTGCAAAGGAGAGAAAAGAGAGTTTAATTTTCCTAATAACTTTCTAAACGATATATTAATTTATCCTCATGTTGAGCATAAGTTAGAGTACGATTTTGGTGACTTTAAATTTATTGGCTACATTGACAATGCCTCCGAAAACTTTGAGATTATCCGAGACTTTAAAACAGGCACTGCTGCCTGGACACAAGACAGATTAGAAAACAGTTTACAAATGCAAGCCTATAGCTATGTAATATTTCAGCAATATGGCATTATCCCTACTTGTTTTATTGATTATTACAAGACAAGGATAAAAGGCAAAAGCATGGAGTGGACAGATGTGCATGAAACATATCAGCATACATTTACTATGACTGATTTAGCATTAGTACAAATGAGAATTATTAAAGCAGCGGAGGAAATAGCGGAAGCCTATGAGCTGCATTGTAATGAGGATTTAGAACTTTTAATATTTAATTATATAGAGTGTGACAATGGTGTTAAATGGTTAACAGAAAAAAGAGATAAATATAGAAAGGAAATAGAGCAGCAGTTGCAGAATAGTAGGTACATGGTTCAAGTTGATAATAAGATTTTAAGTTATAGCACCTATCAGAAAAAGTCATATACTCATAGCCCAGAATTACAAGAGAGGGAGGAGCAACTGGCTGCACAGAAGAAGCAGGAAATACTTTACGGTGTAGCGACAGAAGAAACTAAGACAATTACATTGCTTACGGTAAAAGATGTAAAGTGAAAGAGTATAATAATATATGCCCCGAGTTCTGGGGAGACAGTGAAGGATTTTTTGATTTTTAAAATAAATTAAGATGAACGACAAATCATTAGAAAGAGTATTAGATAATATATTAAATGATATGAATTCAGTTTTTATATTGTTAACAAAAAAAATAGAAGAACTTGAACAAGATTTAATAGATGTAGAAAAACTCTATGAACAAGTTAAGTCAGATAGAGATGAAGCTTTTGAAAAAGGCTACGAAAAAGGGCTAAAAGATGGATTGATGAGTGACGAAAGATTTCCATTTTAAAAAACTATCATGAAAGAATATAATAGCAAGATGTTAGAAATTAAAGCTTTTTGTGAGGAGGTTAACGCCTGGATAAGCACAGCCCCATCGGCTGAAATGCTAGATGAATGTGATGAATATTTGAGACAATTATCTGCTTATTACTCTCGATACACGGTTATATCTGGTATGAACGAAAGTATTTATTCTTATCTAATGATGACTTGCATTCGCGATATGCCAGAGGAGGAGTATAAAAGAGTTAAGCACTCCTCCACATTAACCGATTTTTATGTTAAAGGGAAATACCCAAAAGCTACGGCGATCTTCGAACAATGTAGAGCCGTTCAAAAGTTATTATTAGTAACTTCCGATAATTATCGAACTTTGCTTAGTAGCTTTAGGCAGGAAAGAATATTAGTAGGACACATGACTACTTAAAAATATTTGCAGACCTCGGGTTTAGGTGTTATGTTATTTTCCCCTGATTAGACATTTCTTTCCACCTATTCGCGTCAGAGGATGAATTGGCAATCTGGAATTAGACAGATAAATAGCAAGGTGGCGGAAGATAGACGCTAAAAAACTGTAATGAGGTACGCTAACCCTCACGTTAAACAAAAAGGGTATCAACGCAGAAGTGCGGAAGCTTTGCAGGTATCGAATCCTGCCCTTGCACAATTAAAAACTTCTCTTAAATGTCTCTTAAATGTCTCTTAAAATGAAAACATTATTAATTTGTATATTATTACAACTTGTTTTATTTATACCATTTTATTTAATTTGGAGAAACGACTGTAAAGAAATAGGCAAAGAAAATTTAGCAGTAAGTCTTAGTGAAAGATTTATTGCTTGGATATTATACTGTCCAATTTGGTTAATTGGATTTTTTCGTTAAACCATATCGTTGACATTAACAAAATGATAAACAATGAAAATAGAACTATTAGAAATATTTGGCAATGATGAAATGGTAGTTAATGCCGCCAGAGTTAGCTATGGCAAGGACGCAACCAATTACACCAGTGGCGAGAACAAAAGCCTAATAAATTACCTTGCCTCACATGGTCACACTTCCCCCTTTCGCCATCCGCAAATCCAATACCGGATAACTTGCCCTATTTACGTTGAACGGCAGTTGTTAAAGCACCAGGTAGGCTTATCTGCCAATAGTATCTCTGGTAGATACGTTGATTTTTCCGATACATACACTAAGGTAAATGTATGGAGAAAACAAAGTAAATCAAGTAAGCAAGGCAGCGAAGGTATGTTGTTTACCGATGTCGCAGAGAAGGCAAAGTTTATAGAGGAGCAACTTATTGACCATGCTAAAAGAGCGTATCAAACCTTAATAGAACTTGGAGTATCAAAGGAACAAGCGCGTACTATTTTACCGTTAAACTTAAATACTACCTTTATCTGGACTGGATCTCTCTACGCGTACATAAATATGTTTAAGCTACGCATTGACGCAAATGCCCAGGCAGAAACAAGATATATAGCCATGGAGATGCTGCATGAGTTAAAACTTACAAATAAATTTATATTATCTTTAGAAGCATTTCACCTATGAATAAACTTAATTTTTTAAAAACCTATATTGAACTTTACAAGTCAAATGAAATAATGAATAAAGTTGAAAAATTAGAAACAAAAACAAACGAAGAAAGGGTTAAGGAGTTAATGATAGCTTCTGGAAGGAATCCTTGCATTGAAGAATATGGAGCATATAGGACAAATGAAAATAAACTTCGCTACGACCTTTGCCCAGCCATTGCGCAACGTGAGTATGCCAAAGTGTGGACACAAGGTTTAGAAAAGTATCCTGCCGGTAACTGGGAGAAAGGCTTTCCCTTTTCCGTTGTCATTGCCTCCGCTATGCGACACCTTGAAGCCATGCGACTTGGTGAAATGATAGACGCTGAAAGTGGGCTTTTGCATTCAGCGCACTTAATGGCAAATGCTGGAATGCTGACTGAATTTTATTTTACTCATCCAGAATTAAATGATTTACAAAAATGAGCAAACAAACGGCAGTTGAATGGGTAATTGAGCAATATATTAATAAAAATCGTGGACTTGAAGTATTTATGAAAGCAATACAAATGGAAAAGGAGCAGATAACGGAGGCTTTTAAAGAAGGAAATTTATATAATGGATGGGCATTAAAGCATGATCCAGAACAATATTACAACGAAACTTATAAAAAAATAGAAAAATGATACTTACAGACAAAACAATCATCGACGAAATCGCCTTAAAAAACATCGTCATTGAGCCATTAATAGAAGCAAACATTGGTACTAATAGTGTAGATTTAACACTAAGCAACACTTTGCTAATGTACACCGATACTATTCTTGACACCAGGAAGAAGAATGCTTATGCACCTTTTATTATACCGGAAGAAGGAATGATTTTAAGACCAAATGTTTTATACCTTGCCTCAACAGTAGAATATACGGAGACCTTGCGCCATGTACCAATTATACAAGGGAAATCAAGCCTTGGAAGATTAGGATTATTTGTCCATGTAACGGCAGGTTTTGGAGATGTGAACTTTAAAGGACACTGGACGCTGGAGCTTGTTTGTGTACAGCCAGTCAAAATATATCCTTACATGAAGATTGCACAAATCTGCTATCATGACATATCTGAAATGCCTTACACCGATTATGCCTCAAAAGCCGATGCCAAGTATAAAGACCAAGGCAAAGATCCAGTAGCAAGTAAAAACTATTTAAACAGATAATCATGCTAACAGAACAAGAAAAACAGAAATTAGGCAAAGACATTGCACTTATTATTGTAGCCGCTGGAGGGTTGCTAACTCTTGCTTATGCCATTTTTTTTATTGTTGACACCTTAAAAAAATGGTACTAATGGAAGTTAAAACAAAGCGCTTTATAATAAAGTACAGAGAAGGAATTGTTAGTGTAGCTGCTAATGATGTGGCAGAGGCTATTGAAAGATTTAAAGAATTACGCATCGAAACAAGTGCAAAAGAGTTAACCATTGTGCCAGCAGATGAGATGCACAAGCGCAGAGAAGAACTTTTCCGAAAGGAGTGATTAGTGGTTTGTAGTGGGAAGTAATTTATTTCCCACTTTTTTTTTATTTTATTATTATATATAAATATACTTTGTATATTTGTTTATCATTAATCATTAAAACATCACAAACATGAAAAAGAATTTTAACAATCAGAACTTTGAATGGCTATTCCAGGACATTACCTCCTCAATGCCAAAGATTATTTTTACAGGTATAATTTTAACATACCTTATTACCGCAGCTCTCAATGTGTACTTCCTTCCCCTTCCTCTGCTGCTATCCATTCCTGCCTCTCTAATGCTCCAGTTTGGCAGATTTGCCGTTGTCTTTATTGATTTCCTTAATCCATCTGACAAGCGCAGTAAATACCCTCCGCGTGTTGCTGCCATTGCTACAGTAATAGCATTGTTGGAATTGTGGTTTAGTATTCAAGGACAAAGCACTGGCGCAGAGTTTTGGGCAATGTTTTTCTTCATTGGTGCTATTATTTGTTTTGGCTATGTTCTTGAAATACAGTTTATCGAAAAAGGCATAGAGGCATACGGCATAGGAGTAAAAGAGCCAAGGACAAGGAGGAGAGTAGTAAGGGAGGTAACTAAAACAAACATTAGTAGCACGCAGCCGATCAAGTTTACTATGGCCGTTTGCTTTATCTTGGCAGTTGGCTATTTACCAGCACAGAACAATCATTTCTTTGCTTATAACACTATGAGCCTTGAAAAGATAGGAAATAAACAATTAGAAAGATGTTATTACAGTGAGGCAGATGACTCTTACACAGTTGATACAATAACTTATGATATGTTATCCGGAATAAACCTTTGGGATGGATATTCAAGGACTACCTATGATAATACCATGTTCATGACCTACGGCACACAAAACTTTGAATACTTTCCATTGGCAGGTGTATGGAAGTATAAAAATAAATACTATGACTATTACGATTTACTAAAATTTGTGAGCAAATATGTTAAACGTAACTTTCTAAATAAAAAAATAAATTATGGCAAAATTCGTAGGCATTGACCCATCTATGAGGCTTAACGGATTTGCCGTTTGTATTATTGATGAGGATAAAGTTTATTTTGGAAAGTACAAAAAACTTGCCGACTGGGCAAAAGACGCATTGACCTGGGCAACAGATATAAAAGTAGTAGTCGAAGATTCTTCTTTGCAAAATATTACTTTTAGAAAATATGTCGATGGAAGGGCAAGAACAAAGATTAGTCGAAATGTCGGCATGAATCAAGGAGCCAGTAGATTTACTATTGATTGGTTGGAATTGTACGGCCATACAGTTAAAGGAATATCACCACAGGATAAAGGCAGCAAATGGACATTGGATTATGCCATGTCCGTAATTAAAGGAATGAAACTCGAAGTGACTGGAAACAAAAAATTATCACAAGATGAAATTGACGCATTTCAATTAGCGTTAATATCAAAAGCATATTTCAAATGATACAGGAAAAAGTAATTAGGAAACGTCTTAACAATCTTGAACAAATATACATAGCCGAATCAATGAAGGATCGGAGAAAACAAGATAAATGGTTTATGGGCATTATTGAACATCGCATGAAACAAGAGAAAACTAAACTCACACTACTAAAAATTGGAACACATGGCTGCTAAAAACTATGGACTGGATAAAAAGCAGATAGCACTTTGTGATGCTATGATAGCAAAGTATCCAAAAGGAATAAAGACAAATAATGTCGTATCCTCCGCATCAACACTTGTATCTTTTTATAATTCAAAAGATGAAAGAAACAAACAATTTTACCAGTATATGAATCCGGAAAGAATGGTATCTTTGTTATGGCAGGTAGTTAAAATAAACAACGAGAAAGAGGATGTCAAAGAATCTGCCGTTAGATTATTAAATAAGTTATTGCAGGATATAGTTGTTAATTAGTGTTTGTTGATGTTTAAGGTGTTTAAGAGGCGCAAGAGAGATACTTGCGCCTTTTTTATTCCCATTGTACACCTTGCTGCACAGCGTAGTCTAAGATGCCCTTTGCGTGCGCTTTAGCAATACTCTGCTGCCAAGACAAATCAATCATTAAACCAGCATCAGAATAATTGGTAAAGAATCCATTCTCAGACAACACCGCAGGCATTGACACATTGGTAAGCATGGTAAACCTTGCCTCCCTATCCAAATCTCCATCTAAATAATCAGCTCTATGCACCCAGCCTGGTGTAGCATTTTTCACCTGCTCCCCGATGCAAGTTGCAAGGAGATCCGCTTTTGTTTCTCCTGGTGATGTAAATATCTCCCATCCTCTGGCAGTTGTTGCTGCGGCAGCATTGCCATGAATAGAAACAAGTACAGAGTGTTTGGCTACCGATGCGTAGGAGTTGGCAAGTTGGCAGCGTTTATTCAATGTTGTGTCATTGATAGGCTCGTATATCTTTTTAACTTTAAAGCCATAGTCAAGAAGGTACTGCTCTAAATAGTTAGCTAAAGAGCGATTAAACACTCCCTCAAAAAACCATCCATAGGAATGAAACTTGCCTGTGCGATGTTGGTAGCACTTTGAAGGATAGGTAACATATTTCTCTGGGCCCGTTCCGTTTCTCATGCCACCATGCCCGGCATCAAGGCATATTAAAAATTCATTTGCTTTCATATTTTATATTTTTAAGGGGATAAGAAATTAATCCTATCCCCTTGGCACTAAGGTAGCGATTCTCTGCGCCTATAATTTAAAACCAATAAGGGCAAAAGCCGCGCTTATCAATGATAGCTTTGCAGGTAATTTTACTTCAATCTCCTTCCCAGCACATTCGCGGCTTGTTTCTTTAATTTTATCCCAAATGATTTGAGCAAGTTGGATATATTCACGCCAAGTAAATTTCACTTTGTTTCCCTCAAGATGAACATTAATTTCACTTGCAAGTTCCGCAAAGTTCATTGAGTAACAAGCGATGTCACCCATTGGTGATTTTATTCCGTCTGCACTTTTTAATGCTTCTTTTAAATTAGTCTGCATATTATTTATTTTAACGATTAAAAAAACGTGTGATTAAAACGCCCAGATTTACACCCGTGATACGTTTTATATTTTCCGAAATGGAATATAACTCCACCGTTGCAATTAAAAACGCTGCCATGTATGTAATGTTAAAAGGAAGGCTAAAAGTATTTCTTGCACCTTCAAAAATAAGGATAGCACAAAAATACACTACTATTTTTTCTATTGTCCGATAAAGTCCACGGCTATTTATCTTTTGCCCTTCCTTTTTTGCAGCCATGATTCCCGTTCCCATGTCCGCAAAAACAACGAAGATTGTAAAAATCAAAAATCCTTTAATCGGAACAAAAAATGAAAATATCCAGCCGCAACAAATGGCGTATGTTATTTTTTCCCACCCAAGGTGCAAAAGATTGATTAAAGTTGTTTTCATCGTGTTGCAGATATTCTTCGGAGGTTTATTTTACCATCCTGTGAAACGTATAATTTTCTCCCTTCATCCCAATACAAATCAAGAAAGCTACCTGTCGTTGGGTAACTTGTAAGGCGTATCATATTCTTTCCAAATCCAAACATTGTCCGCGCCGCCGTTGCTTCCACTGTGTATCTTAGTACCTTATTTGCCGTGATTGTAAATGTAATCGGAACGTTGTTAATAACCCATTTAAACTTATCATTTGAAAGAAATTCAAAGGTACGCACGCCCAATGTATCAATAGGACTTTTGCCCGTGATTGATTCAATGCCTGCATTCTCCCTTATCGCTCCAGTTGTTTCCTTGCCATAAAAATATGAACCATTCACAAAGTTGGCAAAACTGTTTGCCGTGCTTTCAAACTTTTGCAACGCTGATAAGTAAAATTGAGCCGTGTCACCAATCATTGTCATTTTTTCATAGTAAGATTCATCATCATACTCAATTCTGTTTACTAAGTAAAATTTTCCGTTTAACGGCAAAACATAAGTCGTATCAAAAACCTGATTTTGAGCCATTGTAAAGCTGGAGTAAAACAAGGCTATGAAATAAATAATTCTTTTCATTATGATAAATTTATTTTGTTACGAATACTTTAAATAATGCTGAAGCTGGGTCAACTGTACCACTTGAATAATTATTAAATCTTACCGTCACCGTGTTTGCGGTTGATACCCATGCAGTATAACACGTATTTGCATTCACAGCACCATTGGGAACGCCAAGGGACACAACGTCACCGTCTGCCGCGCCTGTTACTGTAATTGTTAAATCAGCTGATAACAAAGTTGTAGTTGATGGAAAATTCAATGTTGCTGAACCTGTTAATCCGTGGTTGACTGTGTGTCTTGTTGTAGATGGGGAAAAGAAAAGATTTGTTCCATTAAATTCCATCGATCCAGCCTCAGCGGTTGTAAGATTAACACCACTTGTAAATTTTAATGGTGCGGTGGATGCCGTTGCCGTGCCTGCTACAAGGTGAAGGCGTGCGGTAGGAGTGTTAACGGCTATACCTACATTACCTGCTATGGTTGTTCCCGTGCCACTTGCACCTGTTATAAATAAAGCATTTTGATAAACACCTTGATATGAGCCATCTTGAACAGGTAAATCAAGGTAACTGCCAATAACTACGTTGCGAGTGGCTGTAGACCTAATATTATCAGCTGCAAATGCACCTATCGCAATATTATCTGAGCCTGTCAATGATTCGCTGGGGTTATAAAGTGCACTTTCACCAGTAGCTATATTATTACTTCCTGTTGTATTACCTCGAAGTGCACTTACACCATTAGCAACATTTTTACTTCCTGTTGTATTATTTCGAAGTGCACTTGAGCCATTAGCAACATTAAGATTTCCTGTTGTATTATTTAGAAGTGCATTTACACCATTAGCTATATTTTCAGAACCTGTTGTATTATTTTGAAGTGCGCTTTGACCATTAGCAACATTACCATCTCCTGTTGTATTATTTAGAAGTGCGCCTGCACCATTAGCCACATTATTACTTCCTGTTGTATTAGCTCGAAGTGCACTTACACCATTAGCAACATTACTAATACCTTTTGTATTATTTTGAAGTGCGCTTTGACCATTTGCTACATTGTTACTTCCTGTTGTATTAGCTCGAAGTGCATTTACACCAATAGCTGCATTATTACTTCCTGTTGTATAAATTGCACCTCCACCAAAAGCAAATGTTGTGCTATTTGGCATTCTTAATGAACTATACAAAGTTGCAGATCCATCGTCTTGCCCTGCAAATAAAACAGGCGCAGGATTTGATATTTGGACGACTGTAATATCGTCAAGATTTCCCGTAAATGATGAAGTAGTAAATCGAAAACCACCTGTTGCGATTGTTGGTAATAATAAAATTACGTTTGCCGTTGCATTTTGTGTTGGTAAAGCTAAACTCACATTACCAAAAGCTACTGTTAATGTTCCAGCTGTATAACCTGTAAGCGTGTATGTAATTTCATACGCATTGCCACTTGTAACGGTTAATGAAGGCGTGTAAGTTAAATCTCCCGTTGCTGCCGTTGCTACTGCCTGTGTTCCGTTAAATGTCCAACCTGTGCCACGCGTCCAATTTGTCGTATCAGCTGCAAAGCCTTGCGTGGTGACAATCGCTGCCCTTGATGGCTCTTGACTGTTTTTTAAAATTAAATTTGAGGTTAATGTCTTAGCACCATTTACCGTTTGTGCGCCATAAGTGTTAACGTATGCTATGGATGTTGTATCACCGCCACCTGCCACGCTCCAAACATTTGTATTTATTTTATAATGAAAAAACCTGTTGTTTACCGTATCAAGAATGATGTACGCACTTGTATCGCTAAATGGTGTAATGACATTTGTGTCAGCCGCTAAGCCTCGATACACCAGCCCATCGGCAGTACTCTGTTCTCCGAGCGTTATCTTTTGATTACCATTGCTCGGGTACTGTGCCCATGCAAGACAAGGCAAAAGGAAGAGGAAGAGGAAAAGGAGTTGTTTCATGTTTATGTTTTTAATTTCTTTGCATTATATGCCAATTTGTACCATCTGCAACTAATGTACACCATTGAGGGGTAACGTTACCAGCGCCTAAAATTGCAGTACCAGCCGAACCACCGTTAAAAGGTATTACATTTGATGCCGTGCTGACAATTGTTCCACTTGCAAGGTTTTTAATCATGTACATTCTTCCATTAGTTGCAGTCGTTAAATCTAATTGTGTTGTTAAAGATCCTCCTGTATTTACAAGAGATACTCTATTACTTGTAAGTGTAGCAACTGTACCTGCAGTTACTTCAATGAATAGATAACCAACCGCCAAAGTAGTTCTTGCCACCGATGCACTTTCCGCACCAGTTCCACCGTTGGCAATAGGCAATGTTCCCGAAAATCTTCCAGACCTCCAATAAGGATTTAGCATTGTAGCCGTGTCGCCACGTTCAATGTACGGCGCTAACATTGTTGTAGTATCCGCACTTGTAAGAACATTGTTGCCGTTTTCGGTTATATCACTTTGAACAGCAAGTGTACTTGACAAAGTTGTTGGTTTATGAATAGTAACATTTCCCGTTTGTCTTACAATTGAAATTGCCAATTCATCGCCACTTGGGTCGGCTGAGAATGAATCGCGCATTACAAATTCTAATCTATCACTCGGGGAATTGTATTGTATTTTTGCACCAAATTGGACGTCGTTTTCATTTCTTGCATTTGTTTCGTAAAATAATAACCGCGGCACATTATTTGAACTTGCATCTAACATTATATTTTTACCCTGACCTAAAGTCAATGAGGCAAAAGGAGTAGTATTAATCCCAATATTTCCGCTGCTTTCTTGAATGACAGAATTACCTAATGTAGATGTGCCTGTAAATAATGGCAAAGTGTTTGTTGTTCCTGTGCCAGTAACTGGGTTGGTTAATGTGTTTTGCTTTGCCGCAAATCTGGAAGTAAGGTTAAGGCTTAAAGTATCGGACTGCGTAAATAAAAATGAAGTATCAGCTTGTAATGTGCCACCTAAAGTTATATTTAATCCAGAACCTAAAGTAAATCTACCAACAGAATTTACTCCACTAGTTGTGTTTAATCCAAGTATTTGAGTTGGTATATCAGTTGTAGTATTTAGAAATAATAGGGAATCAATAGTCACACGATTTTTAAAAACTTTACTACCACCAAATAATTGTGAAGTTGTGGTTACTATACCGCTTTGAGTTTGAGATGCAGATAAAATAGATATAGTTCTATCTCCCGTCAAATTTCCTCCACCTTGTAATGGTGCGGTTGTTCCTATGGTGATTGTGCTATTTGCTGGAGTAAATCCTAAAGCACTTTGTTTATTATTGAATGTAGTCCAATCCGTTGAGGTTAAATACCCATTTCTTCCACTTGTTGCACTTAATAATTCAATGATTGGAGTGGTAGTTGTATTTAAAATAGATAAAGGATTTCCACTTGTTGCGGAAACCGTTACACTTGTTACAGTACCATTACCACTTCCTACTCCTGCTCCTATGGCTGTACGAAAGTCAGTAGCAGATAAAGCCGAAACACTATTGTCAACATTAAACCTTGGGAAAGTAATGGCTGAAGGATTAGTTAATGTAAATATTGACTGTCCAATAGTCGAACCTCCTAAACTTGTTCGACCTGTAGATGCAATTAAATCAGTGCTACCTCCATCCCATTTTAGTCTGTCGGTAAATGCGGTATTCCAATTACTCGAATTATTTGTGATTGAAGATGCCCAAGTTGTGCCCGTAGATAGTGCAATGCCTGCCTCTGGATAGATTGGATTTCCTCCTTGAGCCGAACCGACCGAACCAATACCGCTAACCGTTGCAACCGTATAATTAGCACCTACTTTAAAAGATGTCGAAACAATGGTAATTTTATTTGTGTCAGTTAAATTATACTGGTCATTGTTTAAAAGTTGTCCATTCCTAAATACCAAAATATAAGCCTTTAATTGGATAGGAAATTTAGGCGTTATTGTCCACGTCAAAACACTTGATAAGGCTGGTTGATATTCTTGTTTTAAAATCTTTATGGTATCGCCACCAATGGCAACGTTTATTGAATCCTGTAACCTTGCGTATATGGTTGACGTATCTAAACGCAAAGTTCCCGTCGTTGTTATTGTTCCTCCAAGCAAGCCGAAGCCTGAACCTACACTTGTAACCGTGCCCGTTCCTTTTGCATCTATTCTATTTGATAATGAAGCCGTGTCAGCTGAGTTTAATTTTGATGCAAATCTGGAAGTAAGGTTTAATAAAGTCGTATCGGTTAATTCCATTAATACAGAAAGGTCAGCCGATACTGTGCCCGTGGTTGTTATTGGATTAGGATTAACTATTATTCCCGTTCCGCCTGAAATTGAAGTAAGGCTTCCAGATCCTCCACCGGAACCAGCACCACCACCACGGGGAAAAATTACCGTGTAATTATCGTTAACTTTAAATGATGAAGCTGAAATAACCACGCTTGTTGACGTTGGTACGGTGTATTGAGAAGGTAATAAGATTTGTCCGTTGCGATACACTTGAATAAAGGTAACTCCCCCAGGAATTAAAGTGTCTGTTTGTGTCCAAGTTAAAGTTGACGTTGTTACGCCTGTGGTATAATCCTGTCTTGCATATAATCGACCAGTTGTATCTGCGTATGCTTTAGTTGCGTAGTTGGCTAACATTGCAGCCGTGTCACTTACTAAAAGTGTTGGCGTTGTGTCTCGCCATAATCCACTTTTATAATATAAACTTGCGTTTGCAGAAGGTGACGTGATTGCAACATCATGAAGCTCATGCAATGCATAACCCGATGCCACACGAATTGAAATTGTACCATTGTTTGAAGATGAATTTATACAAAAGCCAATAGGCATATCAATGTTTGGTGCAACTGGCTCAACATCTGTCCAAACACCAGCAGTAGTTGGCGAAGGATAAAGAATAGCACCAGCCGCAAATGTATCAGTGTTAACTTGCCTTATCTTGCCAAAGGAAATAACATAGCCATCTTCTCCATTAGTTAAATCGTGTGCGGTTATTCCTAATAGCAATTTTGCATCTATTGTGCCATTGGCTATAAATTTTGCAATCGTTATTCTTCCACTTGCTCCAACCGTGCCATTAGCATAAACAAGACTTCCTTTTGTAATGGTTGAGCCTGTCTGATTCTTGACAAGCCAAAAGTTTTTAAATCCTATTTCATTAGGCACGGCATCATACATTCCCAAAACAACTGTACCTAACTCCGAATCCCATCGCATTTTAGCCGTGTCAACATTGTTAGGTGAAACACTTGTATCAAAAAATAAAGAGTCAACAGGCTGCGTAAATGAGCCGCCACCTACTAAAGATGCCCAGGCGCCTTGTTTCCAAACATATATACTCCCCGTTACACTATCTAACACTAAATAGGCTTTTACATTCTTATCTGCATAGCTTGTCGGCTTAGTTATTGTGTCAGAAACAAGACCTCTCCATACCAAGCCGTTTCCGGTAGTCTGAAAACCTAATCTTTGTTTGTTGCCTGTAATTGGGTAAGGAATCGAATCAATAGAGGCATAAGATATTCCTGCCACCAAAAGAAAAGCAATAACAAGTCCTTGTTTTTTGTTGCCTACTTTGTCAATGGCTTTGCCGATAAACTTTCTTGCTATTCCCATGACTAATTCCTCTGCTAAAACTTTGCCGATATTGCCAATGGCTTTTAAAAATTTCCTTTCTTTCTTTGGTGCTTTTATCTCTTCCATTATATTATGTTTATTGCAAATACAATGTAATTACTTCCATCGTAATGTGTGTTAATATCTATCGTAATAGTAGC